GTTCATCATTGACCCAAACGACTACGCTGCCGCAGACGAACGCGGCGAGATTGTCGCCGTCATCCATTCGCATCCGAACCTGCCGCCAACGCCATCGCAGGCTGATCTGGCCGGCTGCAGCGCGTCTGGCCTATCTTGGCACATCGTCAGCCTGCCGTCGCGCGAGTGGTCAAGCCTGAAGCCGGAAGGCTACACAGCGCCGCTGGTGGGCAGGGAATGGGCGTTCGGCACGCTGGACTGCTATTCAATAATCCGCGACTGGTACAGGCAGGAACGGTCGGTCGAATTGCCGGATTTTCATCGACAAGATGACTTCTGGAAGCGCGGCGAAAACCTGTACATGGATAATTTTTCAAAAGCAGGATTCTATGAAATCCCGGTAAATGACTTATCTTCTGGCGATGTTATACTGATGACCAACGGATCAGCCATGCCGACGCATGGCGCTGTTTATTTGGGCGACGGTATGATCCTGCATCACGTTCAAAACAGGCTGTCCAGCCGTGAAATCTATGGCGGGATATGGCAGCAAAATACAGTCGGGGCGCTGCGTTATGGTTCCAGTCATTCTGCTGGGTGAACTAGGCAAGAAATTCGGACGCCGGTTCATGCTGGACGTTAAAAACCCAGCCGAAGCGGTCAGGGCTTTGTGCGCCAATTTTCCAGGATTCGATAAGTTCGTCGCAACGTCGGAGGAACGAAACGTCGGTTATCGCGTGATCGTTGGGCGCGAGGATATCGGCATCGATGACCTGCACGATCCATCTGGCCGACAGACGATCAAGATCGTCCCGGTCGTGGGTGGCGCGGGCAAGGTTACAAAGATTATTGTCGGGGCAATTTTGATTGCCGCAGCTATCTGGTTTCCGCCGCTGGCTGGCGTGACGCTGTACGGCACGACAACACTTGCGGCTGTTTCATTTTCAATTGGCGTGTCGCTGGTTTTAGGCGGCGTCATCGAAATGCTTGCGCCGCAACCAAAAACAGATGGGCCAGGGCCGGAAGATATGCCGTCCTACACTTTCAACGGTCCAATCAACACGACTGCGCAAGGCTATCCAGTGCCGGTCGGTTTTGGTCGAATGATCGTCGGCAGTGCGGTTATATCTGCTGGACAGACAGTCGAAGAAATGGCGGTCTGATATGGCAGAAGTTAAAGATAATTTACAATCTAAAGCCTATTTTCGAATCGTTGATCTAGTAAGCGAAGGGGAAATCGAGGGTCTGGTGGATGGCCAGAAATCAATTTACCTGAACGGAACACAGCTGAAAAACGATGACGGCACGCTGAATTTTCAGAACGTTGTCGTTTCAACCCGAAACGGTTCAAACGTTCAGTCTATGATGCCTGGTTTTGGCGGCGTCGAATCTGAAATCAATGTTTCAACCGAAGTAACAAAAACAACGCCTGTCACGCGAACCATTAGCGGGCCAGATATTAACGCGGCCAGAGTCACAGTTTCAGTTCCGGCACTTTACAGTCAAAACACATCAAACGGAGACGTTAACGGCACAACGGTTGAATACCAGATACAGGTGCAATCAAACGGCGGCGGCTATGTTCCGCAGATTATTGCTACCGATTTCGTTTCAACAGGTATAACGACAACGACAGCAAACCGGGAATACCGGATGACGATTGCGGGAATTGCATTGCAGGCCGAAATTGTCGCACAAGTAACACCTAACAGCTCAGGCACGGTTACAATACAAATAAAGCTCACAAGTTCTGGCACTTGGACAACTATTGGAACAGCAACGATTCAAAGCGTTCAAACCATTTCAGGTTTTGTACAAAGATTTACAAATCTGTCAGGAACATCCTGCACACTTACACAAACAAAAGGCAGCAACACTTTACAGGTTACAACCCAGGCACTGAGTTCTGGGCTATACGACATTCGCTTTGTGCTAAGTAATGCGTCCACAGATATTGTTGTTAGTAGCGTCGAACGGCAAGCTGGAACTACAACTGCGACAATAAGTGGCAAGACTAATTCAAAGTATCAAAGGGCGCACCGTGTCGAACTGACTGGAACTGGACCTTGGGACATTCGCTTAGTTCGGGTGACCAATGATTCTACTCTGGGAACGCTTCAGAACAAGACATTCTGGGACAGCTACACAACGATCATTGATAACAAATTCCGTTATCCGAATTCCGCAGTCGTGGGTTTGAAAATTGACGCAGAACAGTTTTCGTCTGTGCCTTCAAGGGCATTTGATGTCAAACTGCTGCGCGTTCAAATTCCGTCGAACTACAATCCAACAACGCGGGTTTACACCGGAATCTGGGACGGCACTTTTACGACAGCCTGGACGGACAATCCAGCATGGGCGTTTTACGACTTGCTGACTAACGACCGCTATGGTCTGGGCAACTTCATTGATGCCAGCCAGGTACGTCGGTATTCCGTGGAATGTCATATTGGGCAAGCGGCGCAATTACAGTCACGCAGGATGCACCGCAGGATGCCGTGTATCTGTACACACCGGCAAACGTCGTTGACGGAATGTTTAGTTATTCAGGCAGCAGCGCAAAGGCGCGGCACACCGTCGCGCTGATCACATGGAACGACCCTGCTGACCTATACAAACAAAAAGTCGAATACGTCGAAGATGCCGTTGGCATCGTTCGGTATGGGGTTGTGCAGACTGAAGTCGTGGCCGTCGGATGCACTAGTCGTGGCCAAGCAAACCGCGTCGGTCGCTGGCTACTGTACACAGAGCAATCCGAATCTGAGGTCGTGTCGTTCAAGTGCGGTCTTGAGGGCGCTATCGCAGCGCCTGGTCAGGTCATCAAGGTCGCCGACCCGACCAGGGCAGGCACGCGCAGGGGCGGCAGGATCGCAACAGCAACAACGACGGCTGTCACGCTGGACACAGTCACAACGGTCACGGGCGCGAACCAGCGGTTGTCGGTAATCCTGCCGGACGGCAGCGTTCAGGAACGCGCAATATCTTTGGTTGCCGGCGCTGTCGTGACCGTGTCGCCGGCATTCAGCACAGCGCCTGCAGCCGGCAGCATTTGGATGATAACGACCGACAGCCTTGACTCGCAGCTGTTCCGTGTCGTGTCTGTGGTCGAGGGCGAAGACGGGTTCGACATTTCGGCGCTGGCCTACAATCCCAGCAAATATGACGCAATCGAACTGGGACTGGAACTCGAAACCCGCGACATCACGAACCTAGATCAAGCACCAGCAAAACCTGCGTCACTTACCATGACGGAGTCACTGTACACGTACCAGGCAGAGGTCCGGTCGAAAGTGTCAATCAGCTGGCCGAACGTTGACGGCGCATCGACTTACATTGTCCAGTGGAACAAGGATGACGGCAACTTCGAGTCGGCAGAAACCAGCGCGAACGATTATGAGATTCTAAACACGACGCCAGGAGTATTTTTGGTTAACGTGTACAGCGTCAACGCACTGGGCAGAAAGTCCGCTACCGCTGCGACAGGCACAATCACAGCCATCGGCAAGACTGCGCCGCCAGCCAATGTGACCGGCTTTGATGCTGTGATCGATCCAAACATCGGCGTTACGTTGATCTGGGATCGCGTCGCCGATCTGGACTTGGACAGCTACGAAATCCGCCAGGGCGCGATCTGGAATACGGCGACACCGCTTGGCCAGGTCAAAGGTACATCGTTCAAGCTGGGGCTGATCCAAGAAACCGCAACGACTTATTTAATCAAGGCGCTGGACACTTCCGGCAACTACAGCACGAACGCAGCCAGCAAGGTCGTGGACTTGACGGTCGCTGTAGCGCCGACCGTGGCAGGATCGTTTGCCGGTGACAATGTCGTTTTGACATGGGGCGCGGTTACTGGCGATCTGGCAACGGATGCTTATGCGATCCGCTACGGCGCATCATTTGCCGCCGGCACATCATTGGGAACGATTAAAGGAACAAGTTTTGCAACACGCGCACAATGGTCTGGAAGCCGTACATTCTGGATTGCAGCTGTTGATTTGGCTGGCAATTTTGGCGCAGCCGGCAGTTTTGTTGCAACCATTACAGCGCCAAGCGCCATCACAGTCACGCAGGAAGTAATTGACAACAACGTCCTTTTAAAATGGGGCGATGCAACGCAGACGCTGCCAATTGAATATTATGAACTGCGCAAGGGCGCAACCTATGCAAGCGCGTCAGTTATTGGTCGAATATCCAGCCGGTTTTCCGCGATCTTCGAATCCAGCGGCGGCACGTTCACCTATTGGGTCAATGGCGTTGATGTCGCCGGCAACACAGGCACACCGTCATCTGTTACGGCGCTGGTCAATCAGCCGCCGGATTACCAGCTGCAGTTTGACCAGAACAGCACGTTTGCCGGCACGAAGTCGGGTTTTGTCCAGGATTCATCTGGGCAGTATGTAACACCAGTCGACACGACCGAAACTTGGCAGTCGCACTTTACCAGCCGCAGCTGGGCATCGCCGCAGGCACAAGTTACAGCAGGATTTGACCGCTACATCATGCCGGCGGCAGCGTCTGGGTCATACGAAGAAACCATCGACTATGGCACGGTCTTGGCTGCAACCAAGATCACGACAACGCTAACTTACTCGACGGTCGCCGGCACGGTTACAGTCACGCCGCAGATCAGCGTTCGCAAATTGATAACCGACCCTTGGACGGATTACGCTGGTTTGAGTTCCGTATTTGTCACGGATTTTCGTTATGTGAAGGTCAGGTATACGTTTACACAGACAGGCGGCGCGAACATCGTATCCGTTACAGGATTAAACGTGCGTTTCGATGTAAAATTGAAGAATGACGCCGGCACTGTGGCGGCTGTGTCAACCGACAGCGGCGGCACGACGGTTCCGTTTACTGTGTCATTTGTTGATGTGCAGAGCATCACACTGTCGCCGGCAGGCACTGCTGCGCGGATTGCGGTTTACGATTTTGTCGATGTTCCGAACCCGACGTCATTCAAGGTACTGCTGTTCGACACAAGCGGGACGCGGGTTTCTGGCAATGTCGGATGGTCGGTTAAGGGCATTTAAAACATGGCAAACTGGTCACTACCTACACTCACATCGACATACACGAATTTCCTGTCTGAACTGCAGGCAAGGGACACCGATGTCGCATTGCAATTCAGCGGAACATCGTCGACCAATATTCCGACCGGCGCGATCCAATGGGACAGCGCGGCAAACCGCTGGAAAAAATGGAACGGCACAGTCTGGGCAGAACTTGCAACGACCTACGCACTGACGAACGTATCCACAACCGGCACGCTGGCAGTCGGCACGACTTCGACATTCACGGGCAACGCGACGTTCAGCGGAACTTCGCCGATTATCAGCGCCAAGGCTGGACCGAACAGCACCCAGCAGCATTCATTTCCGGCGGTCACATCGGACACGTTTGCACTGCTGGGCGCAACGCAGACGCTGACCGGCAAGACACTGACATCGCCGACGATCAATTCCGGCGCATACAGTGGCACGTTCAGCGGGAACTATACTGCGTCCGGCCAGGTTACATTTTCAAATGGCACAGCGCCTATCATTACGGCGCGACTTGGTCCGTCATCGACCCAGCAGCACATTGTCCCAGTCGTGGCGTCTGACACGTTCGCGCTGATCGGGGCGACCCAGACACTGACCGGCAAGACGCTGACTTCGCCAACAATCAACACGGCAACGATTGCAGGCGGCACTATCAACAACGCGCCTATCGGCGGCACGACTGCAGCAGCTGGTGCGTTCACGACGCTGTCGGTATCTGGCCAGTTGACGCTTTCCAGCACTGGCGCGGCGGTCATGAACGTCGGCACGACGGCACAGCGTCCGACACCAGCGACCGGAATGTTCCGGTTCAATTCGACCCTGGGCAAGTTCGAGGGCTATACCGGCGCAGCCTGGGGAAGTGTCGGC